TCTCGCTAAACACAACCTCCAATAAACGTATAGGATTTAATTTCAGCATAGCTTCATTTATTTCCTGACATAATACAGCCTTCCAACAGGGTCTAGCAGGATTGATATACACTAAGCCTATGTAGTTACGCCCATTAGCATCGTTCTTTAAATTATCTTTATGTATAATAATTGGTAGTAGTTTCATTGTTCAAACTCCTTATCAACCAAGCTTATTAAGTGTTTGGCTTGTTCCACTGCAAGCTTATTGATGTAGCTAAAATCTACATCCCTACAATCATCTCCAGCAGCCAATTGAGTGGCAACCTGCAATAGCTCGGTGCGTTTTTGCTTTGAAAATTCTTTCTTATGCTCTCTCATTAGAATTTTGTTCACATCATCCATTATCTAGCTCCTTTGTTTGACTTAATGCTTTTCTAGCCTCTACAACTACAGATAAATCTCTTTTTCTGTTGGCTTCTGAACTAGCATAGCCTCTTAAACACTGGTATTTGTTTTCAATTTCACACTCCATGTCGTAACAAATTTCCTCCAATACCTGCTCAAGCTCGACTATTCTTTTTGATGCATTGATAGTCCTCTCATGTAAGGTATTTTCCAACTCAACAATGCGCTCTATGTCCTTTATACAGCGAGGCTCTACAGGACTTTCGTCGGAAAGACCCCAATCACCTTGCTTGTTTAGTTTATTGCCGAATGAATCAAAATAAGAATCGGTTTTGTCTACACACCAAGCACCGATTGGAGCGTTTTCTAAAATTTCTTGATTAGTCATTTCTATTATCCTCCAGTAGACATACGACAATTGTCATTATAACACAGCCTAATACTATTCCAATAATCATCCTTCATATTCCTCTTTATATTTAATCCAATCCACTAACTCTTCTAATGTCATGTATATCCCATTATGTAAGAATATCATTTTGTCACCACTTCATTTTGAGTTTCAATCCACACATGCGCCCCGCAGGATAGCGGCTTATCAGGACTATACACCACCTTAGCCGCCACTTCTCCATTTCTATCTAATACCTCAGCTTCAAAGGCGTAGCGGTTGTCCTTGTAAGTTTTGCAAGTGAGTACAGGTTTAAACTCTCCAGTTTTTCTATTCTCTTTTATGATGTGTTGACTTACATGGATGATTGTTTTCATTTTTTAATCTCCTAGAAAGGGACAGCCTAAGCTGCCGCCTCCATAATAGCTTCTCGTAAGGTGAAACAACGCTTCATATTCTCAATGTTTTGTTGTTCCATTTTGTTCACTGTATCCCTTCCATTATGTGTAAGGTGGTAAGTTAGTGCCTGATAAGCCTTATAACCTGAATCACTAGGGCACTCTCTTTGTCCTCTAGCATTATCATAATTGTATCTCATAGCCTCAATTATATTGTTCCCTCTTGTACTATTCGTATTGATTTTAAATTGTTCTACAAATAGTTCAAGAAATTGTTTCTTACTCAGTGTTACATCCTTTAATTCCACATATTGGTCTTTGAAATTCTTCATATGTAGAGGCAAAGTTTCTAATGTGTCTGCCAACTCTTGAAAGTTAAACTCGGAATAGTGCTTACTACTCATTAAGTAAAGCCCCGTGTCCTTGGTGATAGCTGGCAATTGATTCTCACATAGCATACGCAATGCTTGCATACTGAGGAATGTTTTATACTTCCCACAGTGTGAAGTGTAGAATGTCAGGTTTATTCTATGCTCTTCTCCGTCTATGTATGGATTAGCCAAGAATGCCTTGATTAGTAGGCTACCTTTTGCCTTGTTCGTTAACATACTATCAATGGTTAAGCCCGTTGCACTGGTAAACGTATCTACAATTTCATTAGGCTGTACAACTTTATATCTGTCAGATACTACATTCACACATGTGTCCTCGACAAATATACCCTTCCTTTTTGGAATAATATCTCCATTGGGACGCAACAATCTTTCCGTATCTACATGGAATAGTCGGGTGGATTGTTCAAGTTGCTGTTGTTCATCGGAATAAACTTTTGTATCCGTGTTAGTAGTAAAAGCAATTACATTGTTCATGATATATTTTCCTATTAAATTAGATTGCAAAGCCAGTTGTTCTAGCTACCTGTTTAACTTTGTTAGTACCTTTGAGACTTAAGCCCACGATACTGCCTTTTAGGTCTTCAAATCTACGGTCGTGTTTATCTCCGTCTATAACTTTCATACCTTGTACACTGCTAGGTAATTCATGTTTATTTCTATCAAAAACTACAGTTACATTTATCCCATTATCAATCAGGTTTTTTACATTCTTCCAAGAATGATTTTCGTGTTTACTAAATGTATAGTAAACATTAGAAATGTCTTTGTTCTTTTTAACTAAGTCTATTCGCTTAGTGTATTCGTAGAACTGTACTTGCGGAAACTTCTTATAAATACCGCTAAAGTCTAAGTCACTTGTCCCATTCAAGCGGATAGCCACTCTTTTGCCTTGCTTGTTAGCCTCTAGTATTAATTCGTTAATTTCCACTGTTAACTCGGCATTGAATAGTTCATTGTTATTTATGAACATATCAGTTCTAGTAGTTCTAGCTTTGATAGCCGTAGGCATAAGCATTCTTCCAGAATTTACAAGGCAACTCCTACGGCAGCCTTCGCTACTGCCTTTGCACATAACCTTGTAGTCATAACTTGGCTGTAAATACATTATGGCATTTAGCCACTTGTCATTTTGACTTTTATCTAATTTTGCACTGTAGTGAGTAAGCAGATTCATTTATCTATCCTCTTAATTAAATCAATTAATACGTCATAGTCTACACTGTAATAGCTGTATAGACTATAGCTTATTAACTAAATTCTACATGGCATTATCAAACCTAACATTTCCAGTCCGTCCTCATTAGTTGGATAAGTGAATTTTACACTATCCACTTCACTTTTAAATTCTAGTTTACAGCCATTAAACTTACCAGCCTTGAATGGCTTTTGTATCTTGGCAATATCTGACAAGTAATCTAAATTAATACCATACTCCTTAACAGGTCTGGAATACTTGTCGTGTTTCCATATCACTCGATTACAATCAGGGAATTTTCCATCTACAATTTTAACAGTATCAAAATTAAAGTTAATAAACTGCCCATCTACGCTACACACTGTCACATCTGAAACGTCTGTCTTGTGGTAGTTCCTTGCTTTCATTTTATCCAGCATAGGCTTGATGTAATTGATATCCAGTATCACATCGAACTCTTCTATACCTTGTAACTTATAAGTGTATTGATAGCGAATGAGTCTATGTCCATCCGTGGATTCAATTAATAGACCGTTATCATCTTGTTTAATATGAATACCGTTAAAATAGTAGCGAACATCTTTTTTAGGGCTTACAACTAGACAACTGCTAATAATTTGAAAGAATAGTTTGGTGTTCATTACATTGTTTCCTCAACTTCTAATTTGAATAAATCTTTTTTAATTTCATTAATTCGTAAATCAATATCACTAATTTGTACAGTGGTATCCTGATAAAATTTACTGGAATTAATATACCTTTGTAATTCAATAATACCATCCAATAGCGATTCTTTTTCAGCCTTCAATTGCTTAACTTGTTCATGCAATTTCATTTTTTCACCTGTTTAATGTTATTTAACTGTATTGTCTACGCTCTTTTCAAAGATTCCAACTTTAAAAATTAGACTTACAGAATGAAGCCTTCAATTACCAATTCACTATCCTCATCATAGATATCAATGCGACCAAGGCCGTTTTCGCAATCAATTACATTGTAAGTCCAATCAAGGTCGGACTTATTCATATAATCAGCAATTTCATTTGCTTTACTTAAGTTGTAAAAGCCTGTTTTCGCTGTGATTAGTGTCATGTTCATAATTTTCCACCTGTTTAACTGTTAGTTAATCAATTAAAACACACTAATATTAATATGCTTTAATTGGTGCTGTATTCCTAGATGTTACATAGTCGTCGCCCAACACTGGCTAACACATTTTACACTTGGCTCTTAACCTATACTCTTTGTGAAGGCATTCTTACCTTTAAGAGAATCAAGTCCCTGACTCGATGAATCTATAGTAGTACAAGACGTACAACAAAGTCAAACACTTTTTTAAAATAAATATAAATTAATTTAATTAGCTTTATATGTAGAAGGTATAGTCTTTGATTAACACACACCCACACACAAAACAACCCTTATCAATAAATTAGATTGAGATAGATAGTATTAATCTAACGAATATATACAATGTTGGCTTTAGCCTATATTTTATATATGAGTATCACTACTGACCGAGATTCAGGAATGAATCGAAGTGTCTAGCCCCTCCAATTCCCTTTGGTCATTTCCTGGGCAATCTATTAAAAGATGTGATTATACAAGCTGCAAGCCTACCCCACAGGGTGGATTAGTCTTTTGCTTGTGTGTTGTGCATAGCCCCTCAAAAATTTCTACAAAAATTATAGCTTTTTGGGATTAGGGGCTAATCTATATGCATGTTGCACATGGCTTTGCTCAGCATGGCTAAAGCCACACCTCGCACTGACAGTGCTAAATGTTCTTAGATAACAATACGTTAAAAGAAAACGTAATAAAAAGATTTGAATTATTTATATATCTTATCTATATTAATAAGTAATTATTATGTTAGAAGAAACGTCATCCAAGTCAGATATCTAATGAAGTTTCTTTAGAGGAATATTTATGTTCCTCTTTCTTTTACGTTAAAGGGTTGGTGTGTTAGGGTTCATTAGTAGATTATTTGATAGTAGTGAGACAGTTAACAAAACTGTTGACACTGTTGCTAATGGACTTGATAAACTATACTACTCTGATGAAGAAAAAGCTGATGATGCAGCTAAAGCTAGAACAGAAGCTAGAACGTTATTAGTAAGCTGGATGGAAGCTACACAAGGTCAAAATCTCACTAGAAGATTCATAGCGTTAATGATAGCTGGTTGTTGGGTGTTTGGACACGTTATGGGATTCTTAGGGAGTATGATAGCTCCTTGGATTGATGATGTAGAGTTTCATAAGAATTGGATGCTATCTATTACGTCTATTGATAATTTCACTAATGAAATGCATGACCCTGTTATGTTGATATTAGCGTTCTACTTTGCTGCTCCACATATGTCTAGTGTAGTTAACACAGTGCTTAATAGAATGAGTAAGAAGTAATGAGTTATAGACGTGATGAACAATTTAGGAATGCTAGACAGGATAGAATCCTAAGACAACAAAGTAGTTTGAATCAAACCCTAGAACAACAAGACAGAACATTAGAAGAATTAATATTTGATATTGAATTTGATTTAGCTCAAAGAAATAGAAATTTAACAGTAGTGGAAGCTATAAATAAAAAATTAGAAGCTTTAGAAGAAAGATTTGATTTTGAAGCCAAAGATGGCTATCACATCCGATAGGAATTATAATGGCAATTACATACGTAGTAGCAGAACAAACAGCAGTGAATGGGACAGATGTAGTGGTGTATACGTGTCCTGCGGATACAGTGGCAGTTATCAGTGCCGTAGTGATTGGTAATACTTCTACTTCAGATGTATCTATTGATGATATTAAGATTAACAGTGTGGAATATGTAACAGATAAAAGTATTCCAGCGGAAGGTCAAATACTTCCTGAAATAGAAGGTCAATATTTAGAAGCTACACAAACTGTCACTATTACGTCCACTACTTCTAATATTAACATACGTTTAAGCATTAAAGAGAGGAATGTTGCTTAATGGCTAATTACACACCGAATCAGCCTTACACAGTTCCGCAAATATATGCAGAATTAGAGAAGATTCAAACATCAATTGCTAGTCATTTGGATAGAAATCCCGATGTAGGTCAGGCCAATCAAATGATGGCTGGAATTGATATGAATGGCAATAAAATCACTAATTTGGCAGCAGGTACAGCTAACACGGATGCAGTTAATAAAGGTCAATTAGATGAAGAAATAGCTACAGTGGCTATTTCCAGTATTGCGCATATTGATGAATTTATTAATCCTCCTGATGGCAGTGGTCCGATTGCAGATGATGTAGCTTTATTGAATGCTTCTAATGCAGCAGAGACAGTGGTATTTGGTGGTACTTCTCTTACGTTAGAGAATGATGTTACTATTCCTAATACAGCAGTTTGTACTAAATGGGATTTACAAGGTAGTACATTTAACCTAGTTAATAATTCTCAAATTACTATTCAAAAAGATGTATTCACTTTAGAAAATGGATATGTAGATGGCAACTTAATCACTGCTACAGTTACTACACAATCTTCTTCACAGCCTACTTCCCTAACAGTGGACAATCCTAGTAATTGGACAGTTAATGACCAGATAGCATCCTCTTGGAGTAATAGCTATCTCCCTAACTCTTCATCACGTATAACAGCCCCTAACACAGACTTTAACAGAGTAATTGGCATTTCAGGTAGTGTACTTACATTAGCTTATCAAGTTACTGATACTTTGTCTAATGGAGGTACAGATATTATTCCTGAAGGGGCTAGAGTATTTAATGCTCGTTTTGATAAAGAAACAATTGTATTTGAAGGTAGTGGAAGTTATTACATTAATAATGTAGAGTTTGTTAATTGCCCTAATGCTTATTTTATTGAAGTTAGGGACACTACAGAGTCAGCTATTGCGTTAATACAAAGATGTCGCTTTAGTAGGATGCCTTTAGATAATTTTAAATTCCAAGCTGATACAGTAGTTTTTAATGAGTGTTTTGTAGATACACCTTTAGATATTGCTAAACAAACTATTGTATGGGCTAACTCCACTAAGAAGGGTAAGCTTGGTATTCATAATTCTGTTATGAATAACAGTTCTAGAGACAGCTTTTTATACGTCTTTGCTGATGGTAATAGTGTAGGTTATGCTCCTGAGACTCATTGTACTAACACTACGTTTGATGGAACACCTACATTAAGTTTTACTCCACACCAAGTTTATTCTAACTCACGTCCTTTACATTGGGTGAGTAGTGACAGTAGTGCTACTTCTTGGGTGCATGGGAGATTCCAAGCTGATAATTGTAATTTTATTAAACACGAACGCTCGATTTTAGGCACTACATTTGTAGACCTAGATAACTTTACACAAGAAGAGGTTAGCTTTAATAATTGTTATGTAGAAGGGACTCCTGTAGTTGTACAAGGAAATAACTCTTCTGTAAGTGCTGTAGAAATTAATAATTGTGAAGTAAGACATTCAGGTCAAATATCTTTTGTATTTATGGAAGGTTGCCCTCAATGGGTTATGAAGGGCGGTTTGTTAAGAGATAGTTTCCCTGATAGTGGCACTTACACAGAATCCAGCAGTACAACAACAAGAGCTTATTTTAGTGGAGACTACATAGAACGTACTGATACAGGTAGACGTTATTATTGTTATGATGTAGATGGTACTACTATCGGAGACTCTCTAAGTGATGATACTAAATTTTTAGAAGTAACTATTTTCATACGTGACGGTGTTATTCAGGATACATTAGTTCAAGATAGAATTTTCTTTGATGGTGTAGACTTATATCTAGATAAAATCAGATTTGCTTACGATACAGCTTCATTAGAAAGAAAACCTGTTATTCAGAACTTCAGACAGGGTAAATTGTATAGCAGTTTAGTGTTAACAGACTATGATAATACAAATGCTACTGCCCCTGATACAGATGATTTTTTCTTAATTAATATTGACCCTGATAATAAATCTGAACTTGACCTTCCAGCTATACGTATTCATGTAGAATCTTCAGATGCTATATTTGAATATGGAGGAAATGAGAATAGCTCATATGAATATCATACAATATTTAAAGCTATACGCTCTAACCCTGCTGTTGGGGATACTTCACCTTATGACCATATTGGAGCTTTCTTATATAAGCCGTATGAACGTAGTATAGTTGAATTTACTAGGGATAGGACATTAAAACAAATTACTCAAGTGGAAGATGTTACATTGACATCAGGCACATCTGGAGCTTCTACTATTACTTTTAGTGCTATCGGTGGTGGTGCTACAGCTAATAAAGGTGATTGGTTAAGCTTAAATGTCAGTGGTGAGAATAGAGTTAGATTCCATGAAATTACTAATGTATCAGGAAGCACACTTACTATCACACCTACATTAGACTTCGATTATACTTCTAGTGATAATTCCTGCTTATTGAAACATGATTGGCTTTACGGTGCGCCTCAAGGGAATGTGGAACTTGTAATAACTACTTCAGATACATTTACCACTACAGGCTCTTGGACTACTATTACTAACTACGATAGTGAGAATTATAACACTATCACTTATTGTACAAGTAATTTATCTTCTGGTTCTATTACACTTCCTAGAGGTAAATATGAAGTAGAAGGAAGTGCTACGTGGAAACATCAATCTTCTGCTACAGCAACTACTTCTATGCAAACAGCTATACGTGTCAGGTCGGCTAATAGTAGCTTTACAACTATACGCTCTACAGGTGATAGGGATATTAGTGACGATAGTGGAACACCAACACAAGGTCGTTTAACCACTCAAAACTACGTAACAGGTAATTTTGAATTAGATGATGAAGACACTATTACATTAGAATATTATACAGATGTACCAATTGAAAATACTAACATTAGTGATAACTTCCGTGGTACAAGTTTTAGAATTACGAAGGTAGGTTAATAAATGTCTAATTACACTCCCTCCCCGTTGACAGGGGATTTAGCAGCACAGAACGCAGAGAATGAAAAAATAGCTGCTGCTATTGCTTCCCAACTAGATAGAAACCCCGATGTTGGACAATCTAATCAGATGGAAACTGAATTAGATATGAACTCTAATAAGATTACCAACTTAGCTGCTCCAGAAAGTGATAATGATGCAGCACGTAAGAAAGACCTAGATGAAGTTAAAACAGTAGTTGTTCAAGGGGCAGACTTCACTGTACAAACCATTAGTGACTTACGTACTACAGAGCCTGCAACAGATGGACAAGTAGCTTTTCTTGTTCAGCACACACAAGACGGTAGGGGGGGTGGTAACTTTTACTATGATGAAAGTGATACAACATCTTCAGATAATAATGGTACTGTTATTGTTACTGCAAATGGTGCAAGGTGGAAAAGGTTTTTAGAGAATAATGTTGTAGATGTTGATTTTTACGGGGCTATAGGTACAGCATCAACTGATACTTCCGCATTCATTGCAGCGGTAAATGATTCTGAATTAAATAACTATAGTGTTTATGCGTCCTCTGAAACTTATACAATTAATTCAACTATAAATATCGGAAATGGCGTACCTATTTACGGTCAATCCCAATCCTCTACTATCGGTAAGGGCACAACCATACTGCATCAGTCTAATGACGATTGTTTTTATTATGATAGTTCCAACATATCAGGAGCTAATAATACTGGTGGTGGAATTAGTAAAATGCTTATCGTCAAAGCTAATGGATTTTCTGGAGGCTCGGCAATAAAGGTTTTCAACTCAGCAAATGATGGAGTTAGTGATAAAAGAGCGTCAACATTCAATTTTGAAGAATTGACTATACAAACCGAAGGTTCTGGCCTTTGGCAAAGGGCACTGGATTTTGACGGTTTACAGTATGACACACCGGGAAGCCGAGGCTTAAGGAATTTTTCAATTTATAAAGTTAGAGTTTCAGGTTGCACAGAAGATTACGAATATTGTAGATTTTCCCAATTGACTCATTTTTCTGTTGATATGTTACAAATAGATACTGGAACAGGGACAGGGCTTGCAGGTTTAAAAGTGGACGGGTATACAGAAAATATGCAGGCTGTTAACTGCGTTATCAATGGGCGACTTGTAATACCTACCCCTGCTGTTTCCGGTGCTTTGGTTACAAGCTTTCAACTCTCAGGAAAAGTTTCAGAAGTTGACAATCAAAGGAGTAGCACAATTGGTGCTATGTATCTATCAAATCCAATAAATATTATAAATGAAGCATCTGGAGAATTGAGAATATATTCCGCCACTCCAGATGGACTAAGATTTCTTGAAGCGGGGCCAAGGTCTGGATACTCCGAGAGGATATTTAGTCTTTACAGCGGTTCTGATGAAATAATCAGATATGGGACAGTAAGTGATGCTATACAAACGGTGGGTGGCTTAAAAAATGACGGTCAATATTGGATTTATGCTAATAGATTTGATTATGAAACAAGTTCAATAAGAGCTTCTATAAGAATAGAGTATGGAAGAATTAGACCCTCTGACGATGACCTTTTCGATTTAGGGACTGCATCCCAAAGGTTTTCAACAGTCTATGCTTCTAATGGAACTATAGATACTTCTGATGAAAGGGAAAAGACAGAGTTATTGGAAATTGAAGAAAAAGAAAAATCTTGTGCATTAGAGTTAAAATCTAAATTAAGAAAATATAAGTTTATTTCTTCTGTAAACTCAAAAGGGGAAGATGCAAGAATTCATTGGGGTATTGGAGCGCAAACGCTAGGTGAGGTTTTTAGGTCGCATGGACTAGACCCTGACAAATATGGAATGTTTTGTTACGATGAATGGGAAGCTTCCCCAGAAATAACACAAACAGACGATGACGGAAATGTGGTTGTGATTCAAAAGGCTAAAAAGTCTGGTAACAGGTATGGAGTTAGATATTCTGAATTATTTAGTTTTATTTTAGCTGCAATGTAATCGTAAAAATTGGCATGATAATTTTTTAATAAAAATTAAAATTTAATGAAAAACTTTAATTACAAAGACCACAGCATAACTTTAAGGGCAGATAATGGAAAGTATCTCACTAAAGGTTTATTCTATGAATATAACAATAAAGAAGCTTTTTATACATTGCGTCCTGAAAACCATATAGCTAAGAGTGGGAAAGAATACGTATCTCTCTATCAAATTTTTATGGAAAGTGTGGATGAACATGATTGTGCTATGAAAACTCTAGGGAGCAAGGCTCACTGGAAGAAGTTGTTAGATTGTAATTGGTTTATGGAAGGTTATGAATATCCTAGTGGACACGGAAGTCGTTTAGATGGTTTATTAGAATGGCGTAAGGATATGAAAGCTAGGGATGAGAGTATTGCTAAACGTACACTAATGGAACAAGTAGAAGAAGGAAATGTAGCAGCAGCTAAAGCTATTATTGAAAATAATAAAGAGAAAAAGCCTGTAGGCAGAACAATTAAAACAAAACCCCAACAACCTAAACAATCTAATAGTAGTAAGATATTACAATTGGTAGAAAATGGCAATGGATGACTTTCAAGAAGCACTATTAAAGGAAATACAATCCTCTAATGAAAGACAGGATAAAATGGAGAGTACATTAGCTACGTTTGCAGAGCATATGCAGCACATGGCTGTTACAATGGAACGTATTGGGGTAGTGCAAGAAAAGTTAGAAGAAGATGCTAGAATCCAAAGGGAAGTAGATGATAAGCAAAATATTAAGATTGACCAGTTAAAGGAGGATTTTCATACATTAGATAAGAATATTTCTAGTGTATTAGAAATTCCCAAGGAGTTGACTGAAATAAAAAAGCGATTAGCTGAATTAGAGAAGTACCAAGGAAAAGGTGAGAACAATTGGGGAATAGTGAAATTTGTGGTAAATAAATTTTTACTCCCTGTAGTAGCCCTGCTTGCAATTGTATGGGCATATATTAAAGATAGCGTATGACACTAAGTAAAGAGCAAATACAAGCTAAGGAAGCAATGGAGAACAGCTTATGGGTTTATGCTCAAGCTATGTTCCCCAATAGATATTTTGGTGATGTACATCGGGATTTCTTTAACTACTTTCAGAAGTCATTAGAGGATGCTTTAGAGAGTGGTGATGGTGACAATGCAGGAGCTTTAATTCCTCGTGACCATCAGAAGAGTTTTTGTATTGCTGTAGCTGTCAGCTGGGTTGTTACTAAACATCCTTGGTTCACAATTGCGTATGTTTCTGCTAACCCTACTCTGTCTGAGAGACAATTGACGGTTATCAAAAATATATTTAAAAGTGAAATGCACAGAGAGTTTTGGCCTAACATGCTTAGGTATGAATACAACACTCGTACAAAAGACTATGAACACAAACCTAAAGGGGCTTGGACTAAAACAGAAATTAGTGTAGACCATCCTGATAGACCTGAAAGTGAGAAAGACCCTACTATATGGGCTACAAGTGCTAAAAGTACCAATACAGGGGCACACTTTAAACTTTGTGTGTTTGATGACTTAGTTACTAATGAAAACTATAAAAGTCCCTCTGAGCGTGAGGAAATAAGAGAAACCTATCAATCTTTTAGTAGTATTGCTACCACTGGTAGTTTAATGTGGGCAGTAGGTACTAGATATGGTGATAATGACTTATACGCTACATTAAAAGAAAAGACTTATGACGTTTATGACGATAAGGGTGAAATAGTAGAAACAAGGCCATTATGGAAGTTCTTTGAAAGAGTGGTGGAAGATAGTAAGTCTAGGGATGGGAGTGGTAACTACATATGGCCTAGACAGAAGATGCCTAATGGTAATTGGTATGGATTTAATGCTACAGAGTTAAGTAAGAAACGTTCTCATGCTATGAACTTAGAACTATACTTTGCTCAGTATTATAACGACCCTAATGCTGTAGGCACTGATAGAGTTAATAGAGAGCACTTTCAATATGCCAATCCTAAGTTCTTAGAACAAGATAATGGTAAGTGGAAGTATGGTGAGAAAGTGTTGTCTCTTCATTGTGGTGTTGACTTAGCATTCTCTGAGTCTACAGGGATAAGAAAGATTAAACGAGATTACACAGCTATTAGTGTAATTGGATGGGATACAGACGGCTATTTATATGTATTGGAACAAAGAAGATTTCAGACAGATAAAGCAGAAGTATACTATCAAAACTTGTTTGAATTATGGGAGTATTGGGGATTCCCTAAAGCTACAATAGAAAGTAATGCTGGTGGTAAGGTGATAGCCAACTTCATTCAAGATGAAATGAGAAGACAGACAGCTAACTTAATCATTGAAGCTAAACCTTCTACACGTAATAAAGAAGAACGTATAGAAGAGATATTAGAGCCATTGTATAGGAATGGCAGTGTATTTCATTTTAAAGGTGGTTTATCCCGTATCTTAGAAGAAGAACTAAGACTTTCAAGACCATCTACAGATGATTTGAAAGATAGCTTATTTATTGCTGTGAGTACAAGTAAGCGTAACACAAAACCAAGAATAACAACTAATAAAGTTAATAGTGGAAAAGTTGTTAAAGCACAGAATAGATTTTTAAATAGAAGGCGTAGGGCGTAATGCAGACTCTTACAATAGAAAATTATAGTGAAGTAGCAAATGTAGCTTCTACAGTTAGTATGAAGTGGTTTGAATGGAATTCTTACAAAGAGCCAGCAGGAAGCTTGTGGAGTGAGATTGATAAGTATATTCATGGTACGGATACTAATAGTACGTTAAACACTGGTACTGACCATAACACTATGATTCCCGTTGTAAGCGAAGTCCATAATGACCTTAATGCTATTATGTATAGCACTATCCTTCCTCATGAGGATTGGTTAGGTTGGCAGGGCTATGACATTGACTCTGTAACTAAAACTAAAAGAGACAAAGTACTTTCTTATATTAAACATATTCATAGAGTTAATAACTTCAGACCTGTAATGCGTAAGGTTATTGATGACTATCACAGATATGGCAATTGTTTTGCTAAAGTATATTACAAAGACTCTACAACTACTGATGAAAAGGGTGTTCCTGTTAGTGGATATGCAGGGGCGTGTATTGAGCGTATTAGCCCTTTTGATATTGTATTTAACCCTACTGCTAATAGCTTTTATAACACTGGTAAGATAGTAAGAAGCCTTATGAGCTTGGGTGAGTTTAAAGGTTGGATTGATAGTTTGCCTCCAGACTTAAACATTGATATGGCTAAAATGGATGAAGTTCTGGATAGACGTTCCAGTAGTGGTAGAAATGATTACTCTAATAGACGTAAAGATGCTCAATATATTCCTGATGGATTTGGAAGTATTGACCAATATATTATGTCAGACTTTATTGAAGTATTAACCTATTACGGTGATGTATACGATGTTAATTCCAAAACTGTTTATAAGAATAGGTGCATTGCTATTGTTGATAGGGATTGTCTTATCTTTGATAAAGAGGAAACGGGTGTCAGAGTCTTCAAAGGAAGCTTTAAACAACGACCTGACAACTTATGGAGTCAAGGAGCATTAGATAATGTAGTGGGAATTAACTACATGATTAATCACAGGGAAAATGCTAAGAATGATGCTATTGACAGATTTGCACATCCTGACAGATTGTATGTAGGTGATGTAGAAGAGATATACGACGATGTAACAGGCCAAACTAAATACTTAGTACCTGAAGGTGGAAGTGTATCAGATATCACTCCAGACTCAACTGTACTGTCTTATAACAATGAAATAGCATTACATTTAGACTTAGCGCGTAGAGCTAGTGGCCTACCTCCACAGATTAGCGGATTTAGAACTTCTGGGGAGAAAACAGCATTTGAAGTGCAGAGTCTTAATGAAGGTGCATTTAGAAGTTTTATTAATAGTGCTGAACAGTTTGAACAAGAGTTCTTAGAGCCTCTTATTACTGCTGAAATTGAAATAGCTAAAGAAAACTTCACTTCAGTTATTAAAGTGTTGGAAGAAGATGAAGAGGGTATTTTCACTACTCTACAAGTTACAGAAGATGATTTAAAGAGTAATGGTAAGTTGGTTCCTTATGGTGCTAGACGTTTCGAAAGACAGCTACAGCAACAAGCAGGTATTCAACAGTTGTCACAAAGTCAATTAGGACAGTTAGTAGCTCCACATATGAATACTTGGCAATTAACCCAAGCTGTTAACTTCTTATATGGACTTTCAGACTTTGATATCTTTGGTAAGTTTGCAGCTACAGAAGAACAACTAGAGCAACAGAAAGTTACTGCTAGGGCAGAGGAAGACTTTATGATGGATAGAAGTCAACCTAGTATGGCAGAGTTAGAGCTAGGTGATGAACTATAATGGCTGAACATAAAATACCACCTTTCCTAACTAAACAGTTTAGTGTATTAAAAACTAAGCAAGAGAAAGATGAACTTTTAACACGTTACAGAACTTGGAAACATAATGAAGTGACGGAGTTATTTGTAGAGTATTTAGAATATGAGATAGGAGCTAATCAAGAAACGAGCGATAAGAAGTTTGACTTTGTATCGTGGTTTCAGAAGAAAGAATTTAATTCCTATCATAAAGGTGTAAGGCAAATACTACGTAAACTTTTAAAGCAAATAGGTAAGTAATATGGCTGAGAAGAAAAAGAAAGATAGTAGATTAGAAAGGGCGGGTGTAAGTGGCTATAACAAGCCTAAACGTACACCAAACCACCCTACTAAGTCTCATGTTGTAGTAGCTAAGGAAGGTGACAAGATTAAGACAATTCGTTTTGGTCAACAAGGAGTTAAAGGGGATAAGAAAGCTACAGCTAGACAAAAGAGTTTTAAAGCAAGACACGCTAAGAATATAGCAAAAGGTAAAATGTCAGCAGCCTATTGGGCTAATCGCGTAAAATGGAGTATTATACTTACCACAACTGGAGTTTTAAGTTATGCCGAAAGCATTACCTTTACCATCTGATGTCAGGAAAGAAGGTGGAAGGTGGCTTAGAGATTGCCCTAATTGTGGTGATACTATATCCCACTTGAGAAGAAACTATTGTGTTAATTCTTCAGTTTCTAAGAAAGTTTGTAAAACTTGCAGTAATAGGAATCCAGAAAATAATTCGCATAAAGGTTTTTACAAAGAAATCTTAAGAGCTTCATTTGTTCACAAATATAAAGCTAGTGCCGAATTGAGAGGATTAGAATGGGGAGTGAGTTTTGATTATTTAGCAGATGTGCTAATTGAACAAGACTTTAAATGTGCACTAAGTGGGCAAGATATCTCTGCAATGGAAGTTAATAATAATGCATCACTTGATAGAATAGATAGTACATTAGGTTATGTAAATGGCAATGTACAATGGGTGACAGCAGAAATAAATATGATGAAACAAGCGTACACTCAAGAAAGATTTATAGAGTTGTGCAGTTTAGTAGCTAATCGCGTAAAATGGTGAGAATATGAAAAGTTATAAAAAACCTATGCCAATGAAAAAGAAACCAGTTAAACGTAAATCTAAATAATAGAGGAAATAATTAAAATGTCTAACCCGACAGAAAATATTCAGGAGGCTAACCAGCCATTAGTTCAGGAAGAACATAAGCCATTATTCAGTGGCACAGACAGTCAAGGTAAGGAGAGACTATTCAACACTGTTGAAGAAGCTCAACAATCTTGGCAACATTCTCAGGACTTTATTAAAAACACTGTCCAAGAGAAACAATCGCTAGAGGCGAAAGTTCAAGAGTTAGAAGCTAAGGTAAACCAAAGCCTAAAGCTTGAGGAAGCACTAGAAAAATTTAAACAACAGGACACTACTCAAATGACTCAACAGCCTAGTCAACAGCAAACCACTGAGACAACCCCTCAGTTGGATTTAGAACAACTTGAAGCCCAACTAACTGAAAAGATTATGGGAAGACTGTCAGCTTCGGAGAAAGAAACAGTTTATAACAAGAATCAATCAGAGAGTATTGATGCGGCTAAAAGTGTGTTTGGCAATGATTTTGAATCAAAGCTAAGGGAGAAAGCACAAGCTTTTAATATGTCAGATGATGATATTATTAATACGGCTCGTACTAATCCAACAATGTTCAAGAAACTTTTTGAACTTGATAAACAAACAGCAACATCTGTAGCACCACCTTCAGGAGGTAATGTACCTCCACATAACAATGCTACACCTGTTTCTACAAAACCTGCTTTCTTTGCTAAGGATGCAACTAATCAGATGGTTGATAGGTTGAATGCTAAAGCAAAAGAGCGTGGTATTAATCAAAAACTTTTTTAATAACATAAAATAGAGGAATAAGACAATGGCTTATATTTCTGGTGAACAGGCGAATATTATTCGTCAAGAAGTGTATGAAGAATCACTTCTAAAAGCGTATGACGACTGGTTGGTTGGTCGTTTACTTTTCAATGACCGTACTGGTGCATTCCCTGATGGTGATACACTAGAAGTTACTAAAACTGGTGACCGTGCTGTAAGTGATTACACAGACGACCAGCCTGTAGATTTTTCTAAAATGGCTACTTCTCGTGTACAACTTTCTGTTGACACGTACCTGCAAGACGGCTTCTATATCACTGACAAACTAGCTCAAGACTCACATCAAGCTGAAGCTTTCTGGTCTGAGAACGTTCGTAAGTCTGGTATTGCATTTGAACGCCGTATGGAAACTGATGTTTTCAAAACGTGTAATGAAGGTCAAACTGCAAGTAACCAAAACTTAATTAATGGTCAGCCTCACCGCTTTGTAGCTTCTGGTACTAACCAAGTTATTACTATCGGCGATATCATTCAGCTTAAAGCTGCTTTTGATAAGGCTTTGGTTCCTGAACAGAATCGTGTTCTTTTCATTGACCCGCTAGTAGAAGCTCAATTGAATGCTCTTTATGAGTACACTTCTCCAGTACAATTTAACAATGACTTTGCTGGTATTGTTAACACTGGTTTCGGTGACCGTTTGAACTTCCGTACTAACATTATGGGCTTCAACATTGCTATCTCACACCACCTACCAAAAATTGCTTCAGAGACTATTGACTCTGTAAGTGTTACTAATGGTGTTGCGTGTGTTGCAATGTCTATGGCTTCTGCGGATGATATGCCTGTACATGGTGTTATGCGTCAACCAGTTAAAGCTGAAATGGAGCGTAATGGTCGTATGAAACGTGATGAATGGAGTGCTACTGCTCGTTATGGCTTCGGTCTGCAACGTGCTGAGTCTCTAGGCATTATCCTTGCTGCTGAAGCTTTAGCTTAATTATAGGAGATTAAAATAATGAGTGCTCAACCTTTAAACACTTATAACGTTACTGACTACACTTCATCTAAAGGTGGTGAAGTAGTTGGTGCATCAATGGACGGTGGTAAGGTAGCTGAATATGTATTTTCATATGATGACCTGCCTGCTCCAGTAGATTCTACTGGTACTCGCCAACTTATCATCCCTGCCAATAGTGGTATCCGTGGAGTAGAGCTTAAAGTAAGCGAAGCTTTTACTGGTGCTACTTCTTTGTCTGCTGGTTTGCAGCAAGCAGATGGTACTGAGATTGATAATGATGGCTTGATTGCTGCTGAAACAACCCTAACTGCTGGCTCTTACTCTGTAGGTGCTGGTGCGTTAGTAGGTGCTTCTACTGGTGCTGCTGATGGTCAAGTAGTTGTTACTCTTGCGGGTACTGCTACTGCTGGTGTAGCAACTATTACTGTTGATTATTTATAATCACTACTAATGGTTATTTTAAAGGGAATTCATAGAGTTCCCTTCATAAATCGTCAATAATGGTGAACAAATGAAATATACACTTTTAGGCATTGTACAATCGTACCTAAATAGGACAGATGGATTTTTTGTTAATAGTATTTTTGATACAGATGAAAGTCAACAAGTAGCATTAATAGCTGAAGAAGTGTTTTATTCTTTAGCAGAGGAATATAGGAATCTTCTTAGTTTCCAAAAAGATGTTAATTTAGACTCTGTATCTGATAGTTCTAGACCTAATTACCTTCTTATTCCTAAAAATGTACAAAGGATTCAAGATAGTAAGCTATGGTATAATGCTGCTAGAATTGAAGATACTACGGCTGTTTTAAGTTATAAAGAGGTTCAATATCTAACACCTTTAGAATTTATGGAGCTAACTAACCAACGTACCGTTACAACAGATAATACGAATGTAATTGAGGTGCAAGGCTATGACGGAACTAAAACGGCAGTTATAACTAATCAATTTCCATCATATTTCACTTCTTTTGATGGTGAGTTTATTGTATGTGATAGCTATCACAAAGACTATGATAGTAGCTTACAAGCTTCTAAAACTAAAATGGTGGCTACAGAAATGCCAGTGTTTTTGCAACAAGATGACTTTGTAATTCCCCTCCCTGAATCTATGGATGAATTGTACAGAGACAATGTGGAAGATGAGGCTAGGAGTGCATTACGTGAAGAAAGAGACCCTATTGTAGCACAAAGAGCCAGAAGAAATAGAATTAAAATGCAACAGGAAAAGCGTGTTGCGGGTGGTATTAGAGCTAAACAATCAAAAGGTAGAAAAGGAGTATCAAGTGGATATACAAGATGTAATTACGACTACTGAGGGTAAGGAATACAAACTTTACATGAAGGATGGTGAACTAGGTTATAGATGGCATGGTAGTGGCAAACAACCTCGTATGATTGATGGTTTGTTTACTAGCATCATAGAAGCTACGGTAGCTATGACTAACTATCTGGCTAAACAAGAAAGAGAGAAAGGTAAGCCTAGTAGATTGGAAGAATTGGCAGAATGTAAGAATAACACGGAATTAAAAGAATTCTGCACTAAATATAACTTCTCAACACCTGACACCACCAACCTTAATGCTAGAAAGAAAATCATTAAAGAAAAACTATTAGCCCAAGGGGATAAAGAGTAATGCCTAGAGCAAGAGGTGAAAGAGCTTATAGTCCTATGACACAAGGACTAATTACAGAAGCTTCTCCTTTGAATGCTCCAGAAGGAAGCACCTTCGACGAGCTTAATTTTTTATTGGAAACTGATGGAGGTATTCGTAAAAGAAGAAAGGGATTCACCAATGCTAATAGTGATTTTACTAAGACAGTTGTAGGAGCCACTGGAAGCCGTTTATTGGAGACTTTTTATTGGGCTGAACATTCCCTCTATGTAGCGATTATCTCCTTCTCAGGAGCCAATGAGACGTGGTTACGGGTACATTCTAATGATAGTAGCTTTACATATTTAGGGGAGTTTCAAATTGCCTCTTTAGAACTCACTACAATAAGTGTAGATGAAGTTAGGGGGGAGTTGATTATTACAGGCAGTGACAGCACTACAGCTATTAGCCCTATCTTAGTAGAAAAAGTAGACACAACTATCACATTTTACACTATTGGTATTTACATTAGAGACTTTGAGTTAGTAGATGATGGATTAGAAATAGGGGAAAGACCTACAACATTATCTGATGAACATGAGTACAATTTATATAATGCTGGTTGGTATGCTACTAGACGATTAGAATCTAATCGTAATGATACATCTGGCGACCCTGTTACAGACTTCTTCAATGATAACTTCAACGGCACTAATGAATATCCAAGTAATGCGGATATCGCTTTATTAGGTGTTAGTACAGATGGGGATGGTAATGAGACATTCCAGAAGAAAACATTAGTACAGGTAGCTATAGGTAGTACAGAAGCTCCTAGAGGTCATTACGTATATTCACTTAATAACTTTGACAGAAACACTAAACTAACTAATAAGGCCAGTGATGGTACTGTTAGCAATAGCTTAACCTCTATAGGGAGTATTACAGTATAATGCCTATTGAGAATCCAACATTAAACCAACCTATATGCTCTACAGCAGCTTTTGGTAGAATATTTTACGGAGTTAATAACTTTGTTTATTACTCTCAAGTATTAGTGGTTCCAAGAGGTGCGGGTTTTTGCTATCAAATTAATGACCCTACAAGTGATGACAATCCTGATTTGATTGCTACAGATGGTGGCAGAATTGAGATTGATGAAGCTGTGAATATATTCAGAATTTTCCCTTATAGGGGAGGTATTCTTGTATTTGCAGAGAATGGTGTGTGGTATGTATTCGGGCCTGATGGCGGTTTTTCAGCTAGCAACTTTAACGTAAGTAAGATTAGTGAACGTGTATTAGATAATGTAGATGGTATTGTACAAGCTGAAAGCTATGTATATTTCCTATCAACTACAGGTATTCATGTATTAGCTGCTACAGAACTTAACTTTATCGAAGTAAATGATATATCTGAAACTACTATACGTTCATGGTATTTAGATAATCTACAGGGTAAGAGGGCTACAGTAGAGTATAGAGGTAAGGAAAAGCAAATATGGTTTGTTAGCACAACAGACGATAACATCTTAGTTATGGACTTACGTTTAAATGCTTTCTATCCACAATCTAATGCAGGAACTCAACAAATACAAAGAGGTTTGGGTGTAGGTGATGAATCTTTTGTTTTCCCCAATAGCTCCCATGATGGAGAAACTTGTAGCTATAACTTTGCTACGGACACTTCTGAGGATTTTAAAGACTTTGGCGTTGACCAAACAGCGTATCTTGTCAGTGCATACGAAACATTAGGGAAATTTGCTCATAAAAAATCTATTACATATGCTGATGTCTACTTTAATAAGACAGAAACAGAAATAACAGGATATGACACTGATAGTCAAAGTTATATTTATGACAAACCTAGTAGTTGTCTATTTCAGGCCAGATGGGAGTGGGATAATTCTAATGCTTACAGTAAGTGGGTAGGCCGTACTACTAATGAATCCGGTAGTGGTAAAAAGATGCAGCTTTATTTCCCTATGAGAAGAGGCTTTATACCTGACGCTATACCTTGGAATATGGATACAGGAGAAAGTATCATTCACAAGAAGATTAAAGTGAGAGGGGATGGTAGGGCTGTACAATTTAGATTTGAAGCTCAGGCTGAGAATGATATGCAAATTCTAGGATATAATGTCAATTATTCTATTAAAGGTAGAATGTAGAATGGTGGTGGATATTAAATATTTTAACAGTATTCAACACCCCTCAGTTTTTAAGGATAATGACACTGAAGTGTATATAGAAGATAGCTCTATTGGCTGGATAATGCATTGTTATGTTTTAAATTGGTCTGTTAGTTGTTATAAGAAACTTTTAGACATTTTAGTTTTAATCTTAAATGAAGCACCTAATAAAGAATTATTTTGCGTAAGTAATAATAACAAGCTTACCAAATTTGCAGAAATGTTAGGGTTTGAAGATATTGATTCCCTTTATAATAGTGAAGGTAAAGAGATAGGAGTGTTAATGAAATGTGTGAACCCGTAACAGCTACTATAGCTGCTGTAGGTACAGTAGCCGGAATACAACAAGGTAGTCAAGCTAGAAAGGAATCTAAAAGGGCTGCTAGAGTACAACAACGTATTAGTGAGAGAGAAACACAAAGGCAACGTATGATGCAATTACGTGAATCCCAAATGGCTAGAGCGCAAGTAATAGCTCAAGGTGCTCAAACAGGCACATTAGGTGCTAGCGGATTACAAGGTGGTGTAGCTAGTATTGGTACACAAGCAGCAGGGAATATAGCTTTCCTTAATCAAATGGAATCTTTACAGCAACAAGTAGCTAGAAGTAGGCAGAAAGCTTCAGACTTTGCGGGTAATGCTGCGGATATCCGAGCTTTAACTCAAACAGCCACAGCTATAAGTCAAGAAACAGATGGATTTACTAAGTGGAGTTAATGGGTGAAAATCAAAGTACCTAATGCGAATGTTATTAACGTCCCTTCAGTCAATGTAGCTGAGACTGTAGCACTTACTCCAGAGGAAGAGAGGGACAGTACTAAACAGATTAATATTGCAGAACGGCCTTATGGAGAAAAATCTCTAAAGCAAACGGAAAATGAAGCACAAGCTTTTTCTTTTGATTCCTTGAAGTCACAAATAACTAACACGGCTAAAACAGAGAAAATAGTACAAGCCGAAAAGTTAGTTTATGATACATCTATTTCTCCTGAGAAAAATGTAGAATCTTTAACTTCAGCATTAGAAGGTCTTCGCGTAGCAAATGAAACTCCTGAGGTTTTTGAAAAAGATGTTATTAATGGTGTAACTTTCGATATATTAAAAGACCCACAGTGGAGAGATATAATAGAGAAGACTCCTACAGAAATGGAATCTTTAAGCTTATTGTCAAGTAAGCAGCTCCTACTTCAAAACAAAGAAGCCCATTATAGGAAAATGGCAGAAGATAGAGGTTGGTTGAATTATGCTGTAGATTTAGCTGCTACATTCTTAACTCCTTTAGATTTTATATCTTCCGTTATAGCTACAGGTGAGATTTCTTATGCTGATAAGTTGGAAGAAATGGGTAAAAGGTTTAACAATGCGAGGTCTGTAGAAGAAGCACAATTAGTTTTAGAGGAATTTGATGAAGAGATTTCAGCAGCATATTTTTTAATAAACAACGAAGCTTGGACGGAAGACCAATTAGCGATTGCTTTTAGGTCTGACCCTTCTCAGATAGCTAATGCTAATGCTTTTGGTTATGCTGAAATATTCTTTACAGGTTTAGGTATTAAGGGAAGTTCTATTTTTAGAAACCAAACCTCTGCAACTTTAAAAGATTTAGGTGAAACTAAGTCGTTAATTAGTGATAAAATTGAAAATAAAGAAGTGTACGACACTATAGGTTTAAGTGTTTCAGATGATGTGGATTTACAGCCTTTCGGGAAGATACAGGAAGAGTTGAAAAGGAATGAACGTATCTTAGATGATATGGAAAAAAGAGCTTCCACTCCTTCTACTGAGAGATTTTTAGATACAGAAGAAAAAGGTATTATACGTAATCTAATTAGTAAAGAGGTTAACCAAGACTTCACAAAAGCTAAATTAGGTAACTTCCGTGTTAACGCTGATAACACTGTCACTTTTGATTTATATAACAAAGAGAATAACCCTTATTCTAGTCAGGGATATGCACTCAGAGCTTTAAAGGATAAAGGTTTAGAAGGTGTAGCTGTCAAATTAAAAAGTGGAGGATGGGTAGCTAGAGCTAATGTGGATAGTCAAGCTGTAAAGGATTCTTTAAAACTAGCACCTAAACAAATTGGAAGAGCGCGTAGACTTTTTGATAATATTGATAATTGGGTTATGCCCGATTTTGTATCTAAAGGTAGACTTAGTGAGGGTGTTAAAAATGCCCTAGAGAGTGGAGTTAAAAAGGTAGCTTTAAATAGTTGGGGTAAGCTTAATAAAAAATCTAAAGCTAGTGTTTCAAGGGTTATACAGAAAAATCAGGATTTAGTGGATGAAGGTTTAGCTGATGGCAACAATGTAGGTTGGTTTACTATTGAACAGTTTAAAGAAAACTATCAACTTTTAAACGGTAAAGCTCCCACAGATGCCGAAGTATTATCTTACGGTACATATAAACAAGTGAATGACTTTATGTGGAAGTTAGATAATAAAGCTGCTAGGGATAGTTTAGTTAATCAAGGGTTAAACAAATTAGAAGGTGACGGTATACCTGAAGGGGTTAATGCTAAGATTGCAGGGGCAACTTCTAAAGGTAAAGTTTATGATGTCACTACAGGTGAAACTTTTGAACTGGATTCAATTAACAAACAAGCTCTAGCTTCTATGGATATATTACGTATTGATAGAAACTCTGTTGACAGCTTTATTAACGCAGGGAATATGAAAGGAAACCCTGCGGAGTTAATAGCTCTCCCTAAAGGAACATATACACTTTCAGAGTTGGATTTAATACAAAAACCCTATTTGGCTGGTGGACGTAGAGGGTATGATGCTAATACTATCTGGATTAAGCAAGCCAGATTAGGGAATTATTCTGATGGTACATCTTATAGATTAAGGGATAAAACTCTATTTTCGGCAGATAGTATGCCTGAAGCCAATGAGTTTGTTGATAAGTTTAACAAAGGTTTAGGTTTATTAAAGAATATGGAAAGTGGACTTATTTCCCGCGCAGTAGCTAAAGAGTCTTTTGATGGAATAGAAATGGGAATAACTTTTGATGAATTTATCGGTAAAGTGGCAGACAATGATATTTCACTAGACACAAATTTAGTACCTTTAAGGAATAGGGAAACTATAGACATTCAAGGAGACTATACTGATTTTTCAGATACGCCTAAGTCTTTAGGTAGTTCAGGTAGTAAGTATGACAAAAGAGGAGAAGTTGTTCCTAACATCAATGGAGACACTTCTAATATAACTGACCCGTTTGAGTCGCTTTCTAGGAGTTTTGACGTAACCTCAAATAATGTAGCTTTTAGTGAGTATAAAGACTTCACTTTAAAAAGATTTAAGGAAGTATTTGGTAAATACGTTGTGTCTGATAATAGAGCGCCTATCACTAATTTACTAGAAGCTGGAGTAACGAGTAAAGGGAAAAAATTAGGTTTAGAGGAAACAATCAAAGGACATCAAGTTTTCTTAAAAGAATTATTAGGTTATCAGAATGGAACGGATAGAGTTTTCCAACAGAAAGTAGAAAATATCGTATGGAAGTTTACAGGTAAAGCTGAAAAACTAGGAGTACTAGACCCTACTAAAAGGTCAAAAGTAACAGCTAGTGTCAGTGAGTCTCTGAGCAATCCTACAGGGACTTTAAGAAATATTACATTCAATGCTAAATTAGGGATGTTTAACCCCGCTAGTTTTATTATACAGGCTTTACATGCTCCTGTAATAGTTGCTATGAGTCCTAAATATGGAATGAAGTCGCTATCACAATATTTCCCACTTAGAGCAGCTTTGATTTCCAATGACCCTAAAGTAGTAGAAGAAATTTCTAAAAAACTTGGGGAAGAGTTTTCAGACTTAGGGGATTTCAAAGAGCTTGTACAGGAATACAGGGCTTTAGGTTTCGAATCCTATGGGGGCAATCTAGCTTACGTAGATGCTCTTAATGGAAGTAATGCTTTGGTTGGAGGAAAACTTTCTAGAGTTGCAGAAGCAGGGAGGTTTTTCTTTGAAGAAGGGGAAAACATACCTAGAATGGTGGCTTACCTTACAGCTAGACGTAAATGGATTAATGATAACACTATTAATCCTAATAAGGAATCCCCGATTTCTGTTAAAGGTAAAGAGTATATATCTAACGAGACACACAGACTTACTTTTGGTATGTCTCGTATTGATATGCAACAAATTACTAAAGGCGGTATAAGGGGTATTGTAACTCAGTTTATGTCATATCCTATGAGAGCAATAGGGGCTTTTGCGGGTAAGCAGTTTACACCACAAGAAAAGGCTGGAATGTTTCTCTCTTACTTTGCTTTGTACGGTACAGCAGGTATTCCGATATTAGATACAGTTGAGAAGTATATTTCAGCTAGAGACCCAGAAGCTATTCCTGAAAGTAAAGAAGTCTTGGATAAATTAATATTTAATGGTATAATTGATGGGGCTATGCTTGCAGCTTTTGATGTAGATACTAACATTTCAGCTAGGGCGGGCTTAGGGACATTCCTCACAGATATACTAGATTCCATTTTAACAGATACTCCTATTGATTTTGTATTAGGTGCGGGTGGTAGTACAACTAATAGAGCCTTTGATACTTTTATAGATATCAATAGAGCTTACTCCGCTATGAACAACCCTGATTTATCTAATGTTTCAGAGGCAGCTTTTTTAGCTGTAGCAGGGCAGGTTAGTACATTTAGTAATGCGTATAAAGCTTATCTTGGTTGGAACACTGGTAAATTGTATGACAGCTATGGTAGAAAGTTAGCGCCTATTACGACTAATGAGCTTGTAGCAAATATTGCAGGCTTTACACCTCAAGTATATGAAGACTTAGGGACTTTATTTGCTAAGAAGGGTTATAGGCAGGACATCATAAAAAATGGAATTGAGGATATCCTTTTCCTTCATAATAGAATCCTTGAAACGGATGATGAAGAAGAAAAGAAAGTTTTACTAGATGGGATTAAAATCAGGTTTAGTGACTTTGAAAGTGACGGAATTAAAAAGGAAGTGATTCGAGGTGTTATTGCTGAGAACAAACGCTCAGGATACTACGACAACTTAAATAGAAAACAACAGATGATTGTTGTACCAGAGGATAATTAATAATGGCTGAGTTTACTAAAAAACTTTCAGATGTAAAAGTGCCCCAAGCAGCTCAACTTCAAGGTGGGAATAGCACTGCTGGGGATATTATACAAGGTGCGAGTTTTCTCTTGGATGTTTACCGAAGGGGGGAAGCTCTTGAAGAAAAAGCTAGGCTGGAGTCTGAAGCTATTGCAGAGGAAGAAAGACTTAAAGCTGAAGAAATGGAAATTACTAAGTCCGTAGAAAATATTAAAAGAACTTATACAGATTTAGCAATGAATGATAAAGTTTCAGAATTTAGATTAGAAAATGAATTAGAGAATCTGATACGTAAAGAAGGAGGTAAAGACCTTTTACGTTCCGATAGATTAAGGAAAGAGATTCAATCTTGGAGAAAAAGTCCTACTACAGCTTCTTCAATTAGAAAAGCATTGAAAGAAGAGCAAGAGGCTTTAGAAAAAGAGTCCTCTGTGGAATCCGCTTTTAACTTACTAAAAGGGAGTGACCCTGCTTTTGTAATAGCAAATTTACCATTAGGTGCTGGGGATGTAGTGTCAGAAGAGACAATGGCGGAGATTGTTAACAGCTACAACCGTATGTCCAGTGAGAGGGATGCTGCTGACAAGCAAGAAAAGAATGCTCTATTAGAGGCCAAGAAAGCTAATATAAAAGCTGCTTCAGAGTACAGTAAGTCTACTAGAACTAAAATAAATTCCTCTCTTCCTACACTCCTTAATAGCTTCTCAAAAGCTATCACTAATATTGGGGATTTAGGTGATGATGTTAAAATGCAAACACAGTCTATACAGCAATTAAAAAGAACATCTTCAGAAATAATAGAGTCTTATGTTCAGATGGTTAATTTAGGGGCTAGTAGTACTGTAGAAGCTTTCATTTTTTCTAATAGCCAAGATGGTATTAACAGAACAAAGTTCTATCAGGATAATATGGTACGTACCCTAAACAGCTTCAAAGAGGCCATAAATAGCTCAGATTTTGATTCTTTAAAGCAAATGCAAGACATGCTATCAACTCTTGTAACAAAAGGGGAAATGGACGCTTTTGAGGCTCTTCCACAGCTAATGCGTATTAGGGCTGTAGGCGGGAATGTTGCAGTAACAGATGTTCTACGTACAGTGGGAGCTTCTAATCCTGAAGCTTTTGAACCATTAGAGACAAGTGTTGCTGGTGAAGTTGAAAGTTACTTCTCACTCGACACGCCCGACCAGATAGGAAAGTTTATAGGTTACGGGGAAGGTGTAGAGGTTAGTCCCCAAGATTCAAGGAATTTCTATGTAGCCGCTACTAAAACTTCTAAGCGACCTGTAGCTAGTTTATCAGAGGGAGATAAGGATTTAACAGCTAAGAACTACGCTAGATACTTTTCAGATTTAGTGGAAGGGGAAGTAGAAGGTATTGAGTTAGTGGTTGATGAAATTGTTAGTCCTTCCTTTCAAACTTTTAAAAACGCCTTGAACCCTCAACAGAAAGCTGTATTAGATGCTACATCTAGGGAAGTAGTTTTAAAAGCTTTAAGTGATACCCAATCTGGTATTCTAAAGGTAGTAGAAGATGCTAAACTTAATGGCTGGAAGTTTGAGGTTAGTTCGGAAGGTAAAGTGAAGCTACTTCCTCAAACTACTGGAAGACCGATGAACATTACACTAAGAACTAAAGAGTCCCGTATTAATAAGAATATTTCCAATATTAATAAAGCTATTGATATAGCTAAATCAGGAGATATAGATATTCAAGAGGACATTCTTAATTCTTTCTATGAAAGACTTATCTCAAATAATAAAGGAGTTAAGGAGACTAGGAGAGTTGGTAGTGGACAGATGGGTGAAAGGTTGGTTAGTGGAGGGAGTGATAGTGAACTAACTCCAACAGGGAAAATTGAAATTGAAAAAGATTATTCTTCTTTTCCAGATGGAACGTATTTAGAGGATGGTGAAAAAATCATCATACAAAATGGAGTAAGAATTGATGGGTAACATTAAAAAAATACCTGAATTAAAAAGGATAACCACTGACACGGAAAGATTAGAGACAGCCGTAAAATCTCACGCTGAAAGTAACAAACTCGTTAAAGAAGCTCTTTTAATTTTAAAAGCTGACCAAAAAGAAGACTTAAAACAAGCTATAGATAAAGTTGTGGAATTGAACCAAAAAGCTGTTGAAACTAAAAAGGAGGAATTAGATAAGTCTTTGAAATTCATATCGGAAGATATGTTAAATAAGACAGAAGCTATTATGGAGAACAATAGGGAAATTATTTCTAAATTAGATTTAAGTTCTTATGAGGAATTTATTAAAAATAATGCTGAACAAATTAAAAATTTAGAGAAAAATATTTTAGATTTTTTTAATACTGTAAAAAGTAGTAATGAGGATTTAGTGAATTCTGTATTAACTTCTAACGAAAACCTAACTCGAACCATAGAAAAATCAAGGAAACAAGAATATAAAATGAAAATAGAAAGACAAGGTGGTTTTATATCTGAAATAAAAATTAAACCTATAGGGGAATAATAGAGGATGTCTTTTACTTTAAGAACTGTTTCGGGTTTCCAATATATTGAGCAGACAGGGACAGATACTGATATATCAGGTCTAGCCCCATTCACACAATACAACATTCCTCCTGTAACTAACCTTGGATTCCCTCTTGGTTGGACAGGGCAGAAAATTTATTTCTTGCAAAGACCTTTATTAATATTAGGCTCTGTCACTTTTGACCCCTCTGAAGAATCATTGGTAATTGGTAATGATTTTGAAAATAACCCCTCAGCATATAATTATGCCCTAAGAGTAACAGGCCTTGGCGCAAGTCTCACAGTAGGGGTACAACAAGGGACTAATCCAGATGGGAGTCCTAGATATTCTCAAGGAGTAGGTATAGTTATAGGTAGGGATTTTCAACAACCCTTAGACCCACTAGGGACAGTTACTAGGGAAGGTATGTTAATAGATGATGCGGGGGTATTAACTGTTAACGGTTCAGAAGTGCAACTTGCTAGTTGCTTAAAAGTAGCCACGGATGCGGGTGTTTGCACATTTAATGGGACAAGAATCGTAGACTTGACTACTTTCAATTTAGGAAAACAAACCATAAGAAATGAATCTCCAGCTAATATCCTACGTCTTAATGATGTGGAATTTGATGCAAAGAATATCCCTCAACGTTTCATTAATTTAGGAGGAATAGATACCTTTTCTGGAGTATTCCGAAACAGTTTTATACAGCCCCACAGGGCTGAAACAGGAGTGGCTTCCCCATCTGGTACAGTGACATTAGAAAATGTAGTACTTCAGAAAAATTTCAATACTTACGATTTTCAGTTAGTAGGTAACAGCACCACTCCCTCAGATAACCAAGCGGTAGAGTTAACTAATACAGATGTAGGTACGGGAGTTAGGATTAACTACGTTGCACCAAATGCGATTAACCATTTAGCTATATTTCAAAAAATTGAAATTGAAGTCCAAGATACAGCTTTCCAAGCTATAGAAAATTGTAAAGTGAGAATACCTACAACGGACAGCGGCAATAGAGATAATGGTTCTATAGGCGGGGATTTTATTGGTAATAGGGATTTTTCAGGCTCAACGTATGCGCTCTATTCTGACGTTACAAATCCTTCTGGTTTAACTCAAGAATTTAAAATCTTAACGGGTAGGATATATGATGATACATTAGGCTCTACAGTTACAGAGTATGATTTATATGGTAAAACCCAAGTAATAGGGGAGGATAGGTTTGATATCCAATTTATAAGCTATCTTCACAATCTTGCTATCCAAGAGGTAGAGTTGAAACAAAGTTCAGCTATAGGGTTAACCAGAATCTTGACGCTAGATTCTAGTATTACAGAGACAGATAAGACTATTGTTGATACATACACCGAATTAGAAACTTCACAGAAACTTTATGACAGGTCAAAAGCGGAGCTTTATGATTCCTATTCAGGGGAGTCTCAAACAACGTTAGAACTTTCAGGTAATCTTATTGATTGTAGGGACTTAGATGTGGTCATAGATGCTACTGCAAGTGTTTTTAATCTAAGTGGTAACACTCTAACAATAAAAGCTAGTAACTATACTGGTGATATGGTTACTACTGGAACTATAACACTAACTAATGGAGCTATTTTTACGGGGACAAGGACGGACGTTAATGGGACAGTATTACCCCCAAGAGATATATCAATTACAGGTATATCATCAGGCTCTAGATTGAGAATATTCAACACAACTACAGCTACTGAAGTGTACAATGATGTGGTAGCAGGGACAACTTACACAGCTTCATATGAAGAAGGCGTGGGTTATTCCATTGGGGACGTAATAGAGTTAAGACTAGCTAAGATAGATAAGTTGGAATTTACTGCCACTGTTATTGCAAGCTCTACAGGTTGGAGTACTCTCATATCCCAACAAGAAAATCAGGTCTATTTAGATTATGGGGTAGATGGCTCTACAGTGACAGGGATTAGTTGGGATTCAGGTAATATGGAATTTGATTTTAATGAGTTGGATAATGTTATTGAGGGGCCAGATATAGGGGCGTGGTATCACTATTTCATTACTACCTCTGTAGGGATAGCTGAAGCTTTTGGTTCTTTTAATTGGAGCCAAATAAACAAATTAACTAACTTAACTAGCATATATGATATTACTTGGGATAATATAAAATCAACGCCTTTACAGATTAATAATATATGGGTAGAAAAAGATAATGGTAATACTATTATCTCTAACTCCTCTAACTCTATACAAATAAACCCCCCTGCTGTCTTTGTTAAAGAGACAAGCACAACAGGGTTAACTCCTGAAGAAGCAACCCAACTTGACGAGTTGTATAAACTACAAGGTTTGGATGCTTCACACCCCCTAAATGTTACTCCTACAAGTCGAACCGTGGACGATATTGAGCAGCAAATAACAGGGGATGGAAAAACAAGTACCACTGTACAAAGAATATGAATACATTATCAATATCTACAGATGGTCTATTAAGCTCTAATTCTTTAGTTATAGCTGTTAGAGGTTTATTGGATTTTGAGGATGATAATAAAGAAGTAGGATATCATAAGGACAGGATTCAACAGGAAGATGATGATATACTCTTAATATCTAGTTATATAGTAAATATAATCAAGGTAATCTAGTAAAGGAAAACCCTTACAATTAAGAATTTCAACTATATTTTTAAAAAGGTGAAGAAATGGCTCCAAAACCCAAAAAGAATCCAAGTAAGAGAACAAAACAACAACGTTCTTATGATGCTAGTCCTGAAGTAAAACGTAAAAGGGCAGCTAGAAACAAAGCAAGAAGAGAGGCAGAAAAAGATGGTAGAGTGTCTAAAGGGGACGGCAAGGATATTGACCATGTACAACCGTTACGTAGTGGCGGCTCAACTGCTAAGAGCAATACGCGAGTCAGAAGTAGAAGCGCGAACAGAAGCGACAATGGTGGAAAAGGTGGCCGTCCCAAAGGCTCTAGAAATAAAAAGAAATAGGGTGGATATTTGGATATGAGTTTACTTGATTTAAAAAGAGAGTTTTACATATTGAAATTAGGTGTTAGTGGGGAAGGACTCTCTACACAAGACTTAGGGATATTATACTTCAAACAACAGATAGGACTTTAATAGTGTCTCAATTAAACGACTTAGAATATGAATACTACACAAAAGCTATAGCGGGAACCCTCCCCCCTAGTGGGAGCGGTAATGGCTTTATTGATTACAATGATGCTGGTACATCTACTACACCTATAACTCTAGTAGCTGATACATGGACTACTATCACTAATGATGGGTTAGGAGCATTCACTAACAAGAATTATTCTCCAGATGGTGTTGCAGAGCTTATGGATACAAGCACAGGAGCATTTGACCCTACAGAGCTTACCTTCGGGGATACTATGTTGATACGTAATGACTTCACAATCACACCTAGTACCAATAATACCCTACTACAGCTTAGATATCAGCTAGGTACTGGTGCAGGCTCTTACACATTGGAGAAGATTATTAATAGACTGGACAGTGGTAGTAATATCCCCTACCGTTTCTCTTTAGAACCTGACCTGATTTATATGGGTGATGCTAATACAAGGGACAACCCTATTGTCCTACAAGTGAAACTTTCAGGTAATGGTACATTAGTTAATGCGGGTTCAGCAATTACAGTGGTGGCGAAATAATGAGTATTACAATATATAGAGAACAAGCGGCTAATGTTATATTTATAGAAGATGCTAATGGTGTTCAGGATGTTACCGCAGAGCCTAACAGTTATTATATTATAGAAGAGAGATAGGGGCGTAAAGCCCCTTCCTTAAATATAAGGATAAACAAATACAGCCAAGTGCATAGAGAAGGCCACTGTAGCCCCTATAGCTGTCCATACGAAGTCCCATTTATCGGGAGTACCCTTACCACTATTATAGTCGTAAAGTTCCTTCAAGGCTCCTGCTGCTATTCCTAAGCCATAAGCAATAGGAAGATGGAAGAATCCAAACAGGAACGTAATTAAATATCCTGCTGAAAAGTGATACATCTTATCTTCTGTCATAATGCCCACTCCAGAAATACATGAATAAAGAATAGTAAGAATCCCAATAAACATAGGTAAAGTCCTACTACACAGCCATTAATAAATAAATCTTCTAATTTATTTTTAAAAGTTTTCTTCATAGCATACTTCATCCTATTCCTCCCCTTGCATTTGAATTTCTCTCTCAATAGCTTGGATAGCTTCTGAGAGGTCTTCAACATACCCTTTAAAACCGCGATTTCCTGACATTAAAAGTTTCTTAATTGCATGACCAATAGGATGGGTAGGGTCATAGGCTTTTAGGATGTCATATACGTCGATTTCCACACCTTTTATAACCTTTACGTACTTGTTATCTTTCTTATTATCTACCTTATCCAATAACTTAGTGGCCTCTCGAATCTTATTACGTTGTACTGCTTGTCTCAATCCTTCAAAGCCACCTCTGTCTTCTACTTCTACATCCATACGATGTGAGATTTCTTCTTTCTCAGACATACTAAGACCTACTCTTGGCTCTTCATCAGGGAACTTCTCATGTAAACCTTGCATGTAATCTTGGTAGTATTGGTATTCTTCTGTGGTTGTTGGTTCATTTACAGTAAACTTAGTCATATTATTCTCCAATAGTAAATTCTAATTGTTCTTCATCATGTACCTTAACTTCAACAGGTTCTATTGTTTCTTTATCTCCATCCCCAAACACCTTTATTAGTTTAATTAATTTTAAATCATTTAACATTTCAAGCTCATGTTCTAACTCAGGATTAATACCAATAATTTCCCAATCATCTACATGAAAATATACAGACATCAAACTAGATTTATTCTTAGCAAAGAATCCTAGTAGGTGATGCCAGTCGTATAGTCTTACATGATTGTAATGCTCTTGTTGATATAGTTTTTCATATGTTGAATCGTCACAAACTACAAAGTCCATAATAGTCTCCTTAAAAAGCTAATGCTAAATAATCTCTGTAATAATCTTCTGCCGTAGCAGCCCCTAGTTCTGTATTGTAATATCTCTTAGCGTAGGAAGCTAGAGCTTTCCTGTAGTCATCTACTAAGTCTTCACCATCAGGACTAACATATTCTACCCTACGTGGTAGTGCTTCTGGTACTCTGAAATAGTGTACTCTAGCCATAGCTGTAGAATAAATAGGATTGTACAAGTTAGGACACACAACTTCATCAGGAGTGAGCCTTAATAGTTTAATCTCTAATTCATCCTTATATCTCAGATAGTTGAGATAGATATCTTCCTCTGTACGTGGTTCCATCTGATAAATACCTTGAGCTACACCACCATTTAATTGATGAATGTAAGTACCCATTAAACTTTCGTGAGAACAAGTCATCATCAGTAAATCTACTGCTTCATTACTGAAGGGTATCTGCGGATGTAGATATTCTAATACAGGGATAATAATGTTATGTTTTAATTGTGTTGGATTCATTATAAATATTTCTCCAATAAATGTTTCATGTTAATTATCTCTAGCAAATTCGCCATGTAACTTACTCCTAAGTTCTTTAGCGACTAACTCTGCCAGTTCTAGGTCTTCTAATCCTCCAAGGGAATAACGATTACCTGCCTTAGTTACTCTTACTGAATACTTTCCATTAGGACATTTTCTAACGTTTTTAATTCCAGTAGAGTTATCAGAGCGTAGTTTCTGATTGTAATGGTTTTGTGTGTGGCTGCAACCCCTAAGATTATCCCAACTGTTGTTGTCACCCTTACCGTCTATATGGTCAACATGTTCAGGGACAGGGTAGCCCATATAAGTAAATGCTAACCTGTGAGCTAGGTATTTCTTACCATCTATTTTTATTCTTATATAGCCTTTATTAGTTAAAGCTCCTGCAACTTGACCTACCTTAATACAAGCAGCCTTGTTCACTTTCCAAGTAAAATTTCCACTTTTAGGACAGTAATCCAAAACTTCTTTCAATCTTTCACTACTAACCATATTTATTTACCAACCAATCCATATTGACTTCACATACATCAGCACAACCTTCTTTAGCATCATTGAGGAGAATTAGCCCCCTCCAATGAGATATGTTCCCTTGAACTCCCATGTATTTCTCATTGTGCTGGTAGAAGCTTCCTGCCACTATCCCTAACCTACGGGTTCCATCTGTTAAGTAATGTTTACCCATTTTAAAAGCTTGTGTATGACCTTGAACAAAACTGAAGCCAGCGTTCTTTAACATAGTATCTATAGTTCCGCCTAAAGGAGATTTCTTAGCGGAATGGGGATTTACAAAGTAGTGGGAAAAACGTATCCCCTCTATCTCAGCTATCTCCAAGAAAGGCCAAACTTCGAAACCTCTAGCCTCTAAGAACTTTGTAGTGTCTTCTTTTATAAATCCTTCAAGTATGGGGAAGGATTCTAAGAGTCTGGGTATCCTCACTTGTGGGTCGTGGTTCCCAACCAAGTATACAAGCCTAGGGTTATACTGCTTCTTCTTATTCCGCCTTTTGGCTTCGTTGTAATGCGTTAGGGGTTGAAGAAATAAATCCATTGCTTCATTGCCAGCCTCAATGTCCCGCTTAATACGTTGACCTTCTAACTCTAAGTTGGTGGCATACTTGTTTAGAGAAGGGCAGTCCCAATGGTCGCCCAAGAACACAACGATATCTGGTTTATGTTTTAACATATATTTACCAGCAGCAAGTATGTGTTGGGTGGGCACACCTTCCTTAACTTGGGTATCTGGTACACATAGAATTTTAGTCATTCTAACATTTCCTCTAATTCTTGATTGATTTTGTTCAGTTCTCTAGCTGCCTCTTGAAATAAGAAAGAAGCTTCCAACACTTCAAACTGGTCAAGCTGTATAAGTCCATCTAGGAGTATACGTTCTAGACGTAATAACCTTTCCTTCATTTCTTTTTCCTCTCTTCTTTACTTTTTATATCATGACATTGTGTACACAACACTTGTAAATTATCAGAAGAACAAAACAATGTCGAGACAAATTCTGGAAGGTCATCAAATGTTCTTAATGTTCCTGCTGGTTTAATGTGGTCTACATTAACTTCTTTGGTTTTAAACCAACCCTTGCAAGAATTACATTGATATTCCCATTTAGTTCTTTTGTCTTCCCCACTATAAGGTCTTCTACAAGCTTGTAACGTTTTAAACTTTAAGGGGTATTTAACAGATGCTTTACGTAAAGCAGAACGTATAAATCCGAAATACCTGCTGTCAGTCCATCCACATTCTTCTGCTGCTTTTATCTTATTCGGCATATTGTTCTAAGTCCTCTTCACTTCTTAGCATACATAACAGATTGAAGTTTTCAATCAATCTATCGATGTATTCTGTATCTCCGTATTCATCCTTATACAAAGATTGAACGGTATTTACTAGCTCTACTACGTCTTCACAATCTTTAAGAGTATTATAGGCAAATACATCACCTTTCCCTTTAAGTCCTATGATGTTATCAGTCTTATCCCCTAATATCATCTGAGCATATAAACCCATATCCCCTCCAAATTCCAGCTTACGCTTTTCATTTAGACGTAGATAGCCAAACTCTGTAACGTATTCCATATTATCAGGTCTATCCCCTACAGTCCATTTATAATGCCAGCCTGATATTTGGGATAAATCTTTATCCAAAGATGCTATAACACAATCTTCATTCTGTGTAGCATATATAGCTATAGCATCATCCGCTTCCATACCATCTATCACTAGGGCATCCCAACACTTCACCATGTAATCCCTAGAAGATTGATAGTGTGTGGGCTTCTCTTTCTTCCTCTGTCCCTTGTAAGGGGCTGTAACAGCTATCTTATTTCTGAAATTACCCTTTCCAGTGAGATAGAGTTGATATGTCTCAGCTTTAGTTTTTTCTATTATTTCATTTATTTTCTTATCTAAAGTCTGTAGGCATATATCTTCTTCAGCTTCTTCCATAAACATATATGGAATAGAATATGTAAGAATATCAGCATCTATCAACACATGAGGACTATCTGGATAGTTAGGAGTCGTATTTGTCGTCGTCACAATAGGTGTCTCGCTCTACTAATGCTTCTAATATCTGGTCTACTTCGTAAAGGATAGTTTTAACTCTAGCTTCTAAGTATTCTAATTGGTCTGTCACTTCTGCTAGAGCTTCAAAGTCTTTTTCTTTTAACAACACCTTCACTACTTCTTCTACTTGGTCTATATTCAATTGCATTCTTATCTCCTTAAAGTGGTACTTCCTTGTACCTATGAACGTTAACTGTTAGATTTCATCTTCTTCGTCTTCATCAAATGGCGGTGGGTCTTCCTTCTTTGGAGCAACTTTCTTTTTAGTTTCATTCTTACTAGCCTCTACAGTGGGGTATAAACTTGAGAACAGTTCTCTAACTTCTTTGTACCAAGAGATAGCTTCCTTCACTTTCTCAGGGTTAGTTAGGTCTTTCTCTTTCAATCCTAATACATCTGCTGCTAAGTTGAGACATTGACCTACTTCTGCTGGGTTAACAAAGTCTTTATTAGCAGGGGCACTTGACGCTCTAGGCTTACTGCTCTGTTGCTGTGGTGAAGGATTAACAGCCACTACACTAAATGTCTTCATATCAACATTCTTGTAGTCACCATTGAGATTAAACTTAAACTCTACCTTATCCCCTTTAGACAGTGTATGCCATTCCCCTTGTGAGGTTTTAGCATTAAACTTATCACTCTTACCAGAGCCACATGAATACCAATCCTCCCCAATCTTAATTGAACGTCTATGGGTGTTCTTATATTGGTCAGGGTTTGGGAGTTCCTTAACTACTACTGCGTCTACTGTTGCTTCTTTAAATGGCATTATTTAGTTTCCTCTTTTTGGATTAAAATTACGAGT